CAAGATTATAAACTGCACATCTGGCACGTTTACGATTTCGCTGACATCTGCTGCTACGCTTGGGGCTGGTTTTAATGTAACTATATGGAATACCAGCACCACTTCTACAGATGCAATAACTATTGATCCAGATGGAACAGAAACGCTTGATGGTCGTACTACGATTCAAATTTATCCCGGCAACTTTGTAGAACTAGTGTGTACCGGGTCAGCGTGGCAAACGAATGTCAAACTGGTGACTAAAGCTATTGCCGCGAACACGGCAACATCTACCACCCCGCCGCTTGCTAGTGGCTCACTGTCTATCGCAATCGGTCAGTTATCGACCGCATCCGGCACTAGGTCGTTGGCAATTGGTTATGGGACAGTGGCAAGTTCTATCGGCTCCACGGCGATTGGCTACAACAGCAATCAGCAAGGCGCACAAGCAGTTACCGGCTTAGGAGCAATGGCTCTTGGTGGCTCTTATGCTTCTGGTAATGACTCTTTTGCTGCTGCTATTACTGACAATACTGCATCATACGGTGCTACCGGTGTTAACTCTATTTCGATTGGGCGATTAGCAAAAGCAACGGCACAAGAAACAACGGCAATTGGGCGAGCTTCTAGTGCCACAGCAAGAAATGGAATTGCTATAGGATACCAAGCCACGGCAAGTGGAACAGGCTCTATTGCTATTGGTAGTCAATACAATATATCTTCTGCTTCGGCTAGTGGTAGCAGTAGTATCGCAATTGGAGATGGGTGTAAGTCTACACAGCAATTTGCAACATCATTTGGTGCTGGTGCATCTAGCTCTATAATTGGCAAATTTGCATACGCAGGGGGTCAATTTTCAGCGGCTGGTGATGCTCAAACAGGAACCTTTGTACTTCGCTCAGATACAACAAACGCAACAGCTGAAGCACTTACAACTGATAACACAGCTGCCGGAACAACCGATCAAATCATCCTTCCCAACAACTCGGCCTACGCATTCTCAGGAACCATCATAGCTCGTCAAAAAGCCTCTGATGGTACTGCCTCAGCAGCATGGAAGGTTGAAGGGTTAATTCGTAGAGAAGGAACCGCAGCAAGCACAACACTAGTTGCGTCTACCGTAACAGCTATTGATAATACACCCGGCTGGGCGCTTGCATTATCCGCAGACACAACAAACGGCGGGTTAAAAGTTGAAGCAACAGGTGCTGCCGCTACAAACATTCGTTGGGTAGCTACTATTCAAACATCCGAAGTCACTTACGCATAAAGGAAATAATAATGGCAATTCAAATTAACATTTCAAATTCACAATACGGTGTGCCATTTTCCGGTGCTTATTTTCGTGTTGTTACCGCAGCAGTATCCCGCACACGAGATACGGATAATCGGCATAGCGTTATGATTGACGTTGCTGGCTATGCAACAAAGCCTACTGACGACGACACACGTGACATTGAGTTTCGCCGTTATCATTGCCCGTTGCCTGAAGTAGAAGCACAAGAAGGCGAGGGTTTCCTTGCTAAGTGCTACGCATGGGTAATGACTCAAGAAGATATGGCTGGATCAGTTGGTGTGTGACGTATTAGTAAAGAAACTAAAATAAACTGATTGACACAATAATGGCAAAACTAAAAATATTGTTTGGCGAGTGGCTACCAGATCAACCTGGACTTGCAGGTAACGTTACTGATGCGGTTAACTGTTACCCGGTAGCTAATGGATATGCTCCAATACTATCTGAGGTCAATTACTCTGCTGATGCCGGACAAGATTTGCTTGTAAGTTTTGCGGGTAAGTTTAGTAGTGAGACTAACTTGTTTGCTGCTGGTGCTACTCAGATATATAAGTTTGACAGCACAGATCAAAGCCTAGATCCATTGACGACCACTGGCTACTCTGCTGTTGAGTCGTGGGACGTTACGCAATTCGGGCCAGCAATGATCGTTGCTAATGGGCAAGATAAGCTACAGTCGTACAATATTGGTACAAGCACTTACTTTACAGACTTATCTGCCGATGCTCCTACAGCTAAGTTTGTAACTGTAGTTAAAGACTTCGTTGTTGCTGCTAATGCTTCTGGTGAAGAAAACAAGGTTTACTGGTCTGACATTAACGACGAGACTGATTGGACTCCTGATCCTGCAAGTCAAGCAGACTCGCAGATACTACCTGACGGCGGTGATATTACTGGATTATCTGGTGGTGAATACGGGCTGATTTTCCTAGAGCGTGCAATCTACCGCATGACATATGCTGGCAGCCCGCTATTCTTTCAATTTGACGCTATCTCAAGGACTTTAGGTTGTATTTCAAATGGCTCAATTGCTCAGTTTGAGAATGTTACGTACTTTCTAGCTGATGACGGGTTTCATGTTTGTGATGGTCAATCAACAGTGCCTATCGGCGCTGAAAAAATAAATCGTTGGTTCTTTAGTAACGCTATCCCGTCCAATATTCAGACGACAATGAGCGCAACTGTAGATCCAGTAAACAAGCTTGTTATCTGGTGCTTTGATGGAATATTCGGTAGCAAGTATTTGCTGATTTACTCGATAAACAACAAGAAGTTTAGTTATGGTATTACTGATGCAGTTTCTATCTCTTATGTGCTAACACCTAGTGCCACACTTGAGCAACTAGATCAATATTCAACTAGCATTGATGCGCTTGAAACCCCACTTGATTCTAGAGTATGGGCTGGTGGCGGCTTGCTGTTTTCAGGCGTTAGAGGCCAAAAGATTATCTCATTCTCTGGTCAAAAGAAAACGGCTGAAATATCATCCGGTGATATGGATTCAGGTCGCTCAGTACTTACACTTGCACGTCCTCTTGTAGATAACGGCTCTGGTAGGGGTGCAGTTGCCGCAAGGAGCGCATTAGACGAGCCTGCAGAGTACACAGCATACGTTGACGCAGATAGTGAGGGTAGATGCTCCTTGAGGTCTGCTGGGCGCTATACAAGGGTTAAGGTAAAGCCTAGTGGTAACTGGGATACTGTTATTGGTGTTGAGGTTGAAGTTGTAACGCAGGGTGCTCGATGACTAAATTTACGACATTACCTGTTTTTGGCGGTGATCAACGAAAAGTCGCTGAAGTTGTCCGCGGGATTATGGACGGGAAAACAAACAATGGCGGCTTGATTACTTTAGCTACTGGAAACGCTACAACAACAACCTTATATAATGAGCGCATCGGTTACGATAGTCTTATTTTTTTCGTCCCTGTATCTGATGAAGCAGAAGCTGATGCGGCGCCTTACGGTTATTTTACTAGGAATACAAGTCAAACAGCGCCAGTGGCATTTACTCCTGCTGTTATTCAATACGACACAACAGAATCTGCTAGCGGCATTTATTTATCTGATAATAGCCGTCTTAATGTTCGCAATACTGGTGTGTATAGTGCTCAGTTTTCTATCCAACTTGCTAGCGACGATAACGCATTACAATACGCTGAAGTTTGGTTTAAGAAAAATGGCGTAAACATACCAAGGTCTGCATCTCGAATTGATTTACCCATTCGCAAATCTGCTGGTGATCCAAGTAGAATTCTTGCAAGCTTAACGATATTTATAAGCTTAGAAGCTGGGGATTACATAGAGATTGAGGGTTTAGTTTCTGCGACTACAGTTTCATTGATTAATTATGATGCGACAATTAGCCCAGCGGTTCCTGGCGCTCCTGCTGCTACTGTAACGATTCAATACATTGCTCCGATGGCAACAAGTAGCTTGTATGTTTCTAGCCAACAGCAAGGGCAGGCGACTATTAGTCATTGGGCAAACGATACTATAAATAAGACATATGGCTACATTGTGGTTGGTTAATGAACGTTAAATTCATCCCTGTTGACGAGCTAAGGAACTGGTGGCCGCATATTCGCCCAGGCTTAGATAAGATTAAAACCAAAAGTCCTGAAAACTGGATACCTGAAGACGTTTATACGGACTGCTTTAATCAAAAGTCTATGTTATGGGTAACGTTTGAGGAAAGCAGATTTTCAGGCTTCTTTATACTGCAACCGATGGGCCACACTATGCACGTTTGGTGCGCTTGGTCGTTAGAAAATAGGCATGAAACCCTTGAAAATGGGTTAAAATTCATAAAAGATATAGCAAGTCAAGGCAAATGTAAGTTTATTTCTTTTTCTAGTCACAGGGCTGGCTGGCAAAAAAGGGCAAAGCAGATTGGCTTCCGCCCAAAACAATGGATATGTGAGGTTTAATATGAGTGGTGGCGGCGGAACTGAAAACAGCACTACAACAACAGAAATAGATCCAGCTCTACGGCCTTATGTCGATTATGGCCTGGGTGAGGCAAAGACTTTATATCAGAGTCAAAACCCTAGCTTTTATCCTGGGCAAACGTTTGTTTCGCCTTCTGATATTACCCAAAGCGCACTACAAGCTGCGCAACAACGAGCTACTACTGGCTCGCCTCTTTTACAAGCTGCACAAGCAGAGCAATTAGCAACCATTCAAGGACGCAATGTTAACCCGTTCCTTGAGGGTGCTTTGGCTGGTACTACTCGCCAAGCACAAGAGGCTTATACGCAAGGCGTACAAGGTTTACAATCACGCGCAGCACAATCTGGTCGCTATGGCTCACAAGCACTAAATCAGCAGGTTGGACAGGCTCAAGATATATTCGGCCGCAACCTTGCTGAATCTGCTGGACAATTGGCTTATCAATCGGCTGAGGCTGAAAGAGGTAGGCAACAAGCCGCTATTGCAGGTGCTCCGCAAATGGCTGAAGCTGATTACGGTGATATTCAGCGGCTCATGACCACTGGTCAAATGGGCGAACAATATCAATCGGCTGAGCTACAAGATGCTATCAACAGGTTTAACTTTGAGCAAAACCTGCCAGCAATGAAGCTAAACCAATACGGACAATTTATTAGCGGAATGCCTGCTGGAAATATAACGACGCAAACCGCGACACCAACGGG